AGCAGCGCGCGAATGCCCCACTTGTCGGCCTCGATGGCCGACTTTTCGGTGGTGACGAAGACCTTTCCCTTGTCGCGGCCTTCGTCCTGGATGGTGACGTTGGTGGTTTTCCGCATGTTACGAGCTCGCCGGAATGATCCGTTCCCAGGTGATTTCATAGCGGCGCGGCCCGAGGACGCGGCCGCCGGGCGGCAACGGCGTGTAGCTGGTCAGCGAGCCGTTCACGAGCGTGAACTTTTTCCCCACCGACTTGAGCAGGATTTGCCCATTCGCAGCGAACGTTTCGCTTGCGGCTTCCTCGGCGCTGAACCACGTGTCGAAGAAGTCATTTGAGGGCGAGTCCGCCATCAGGTCGATGCTCACCGGCCGGGACACAAAGACTTTGCCGGCGCTCTGGAAACCATCGACGCCCATCTGCACCTGGTTCGGCGCGATCGCGGGCGCTTCAAAGATGTTGTCCGTCGAGAACTTCTGGAGCTGTTGCGGCGTCGGGAAGACGATCGAAACAGCGATCTGGATGATGGCATTGGCTGCCGTGATCGACATCGGGGGTACTCCTTAGGGAACCGCTCTTATTGAACCGCGACCGATCCGATGTTGACCGAGTGCACGGACTGCCCGTCGGTGTAGAAGAATGTCAGCGGAGGCGAGCCGCGCTGCGCCCGCACCTCCGGCGTCGCGGTGCCGATCAGCAAATAATAGCCCTGGCTCTGCAACACCGACCCGATGTTCTTGCCCGGCGCTGCGCGGTTCACCTGCGTGATCTGCGCGGCCGACAGCTGGACGCCGGAAACAAAGACACCGAAAGCCTGGGCTTGGCTGATCGTGTCGGCAAGCGCCGTCTCGATCGCGGCATTGCCGGCATCGGTATAAGGCAGCGTGCCGATCGCCAGCATGAACGTCAGCATGTCCAGCTGGATCTGGTTGTTCATCCAGATCTGGTTGACGAAGCTGTCCCACCAAAGGAATTCGCCCGAAACCGTTCCGTTTCGGTAATAGGTGAATTGCTGATTGGCAGTCGCGACCGCGGCATAGAAGTTATAACCGTTCGCCGCGAGGTTCCGCGCCGTCGTGAGATCGGTCACGCCCGGCAGAAGTCCCGCTTGCGTGCGGAATTTCGCGGTGTGCCTGCCACCGGTCTTCGTAAAGTCGAGCGAGGCCGGATAGCCGCCCATGAACGCGCCGATATTCTGGTCGGATGGTTCCCAATTCAGATTGGTGCCAGACAGGCCCGCGGCCTTGATGCGCTGGCCAAGGCTCGGTGGCGCCAGATTCTGCGCCGCCGGCACGGGATCATGATCAACACAGACGAAGCCATAGCGATTGTTCTGCTGGGACGCCCATATTGCAAATGCAAACTTCTGATCGTTGCCCTCGCCGTTGTCCGGGTCAAACACGGTCTGGAACGTCGCCCAGTTCTGAGTTTGCAACGTCACGCCGGTCATGAACGGTCCGGGCGTCGCCGCATCCGCACCAGGCGACATCACCGCGCCGGTCGCCTGCGTAAGCTGGAGCGAAGCCGCTACGGCGCCTGAGCCGAAGGTGACGGCCGAGGCGTGGCCAACCGTTCCGGATGCGATCGTGAACGCGCCCGACAGGCTGTCATATGTCACGGCCGGCGCGAGCAGCGTAAGCGCTTCGGCCTCGGCCACGGCATTCGCGACCGACAGGTTATAGGTGCCGGCGCCGCCGGTGCCCGTGCCAAACGATGCCACATAGGTGCCGGCCGCGATGCCTTCGCCGGTCACCTCGAGCCCGACGGCGATCTTGCCGCTTTCCACCGCGGTCACCGTCATCACTTCCTCGGCGATGGTGGCCGTGACCTGGGCGGCTTGCAGGCCTTGCAAGCCCAAGTCGGTCTGGATGATCTGCGCCGCAGACGAGAACGACGTGGCCGCACTCAGATCGACATTGCCGGCTTTCGCGACGCCGTCGACGGTCACGCTCAACTGACCCGTGATCGCCTGCAATTCCGCCAGGGCGAGCGCAGAGACGTTGCCACCGCGCAAGTAAGCCGCAACGGCAGTGATCGGATATTGCGCCCACAACATTGCGCCGGGCTTCACGTCCGAATTGTCGAAGCCAGCGAAGTAGCCGGCCGCCCTTGTGGCTTCGATCGACGTGCCGCCAAAGAACGCTGACACATCGTCGTCACTGGCGAATGACTGCACGGTGCCGATCGGAACGCGCGTGCTTGTGGTCAGAAACAGGCCATTGAGATCAAGCGCAGATCCGCCGGCGGCGATGACGCTCGGCGTCACATTGACGTCGATACTGGCGGGAATGGTGCTCATGGAAACGGGCTCCGGAGTTGGAGAGGGATTTGTCGGGGATGTGAGATTGATCGCGCGTGAGACTCACTGCGCCGTAGCGTTGGCGACGTCGACCGTGAGGACGTCCGCGAATTGCTGCGGCACAATCACCGTTTCGTCGACCTGCATTTCGACATCGATCGACCAGCGATTTTCATACTGTTGTTCGCCATCGCTGAAGGCGAGCTGGCGCGGATCATCCGCGTAAAGCGGCGAGATCGCGGGCGATAGCGCCGCGAACAGCGAGACCGCATATTCATCGCGAAACAGCGTTGAAACGATCTGCGCGAAGTTGCCGCTGTTCGGCCCGTACACATCGACTTGAGCGGCCAGCTGCACGGATTCAATGGTTTCCTTTGTGCCCGCCGCCACGGCCTCGGATGCCACTTCCTGAGCGGGCGAAACGCTATAGGTGCCGATCCCGCCGGTACCGGATCCAAGGGACTGCACCACGGTTCCGGGAGCTACGTTCGGACCGAAGACGCGGCTACCTTGCGCAACTGCGCCAGTTTGCGATTCCGTCACCGTCATCGTGTTGCCGTCGATCGAGGCGACGAACGTCACGTCGGCCGCCGTGTCGACATTCGTCGCGAGGCGCGCGCGGCGCAGCGGCGTCATGGTCAGGTAATCCGAGCCGACGGGTTCGGGGACGCGATTGTCCTGCGCTTGGATGACTTCGACGCCCGTTGTGAGCACGCGCGTCTCATCGGTCGCACCGACCGCCTGGGCGATGCTGACGCTATAGGTGCCCGCGCCGCCGGTGCCCGTGCCATCGAACGCGCTGACGTACGTGCCATAAGCGACGTCCTGACCGAGGACCGAATCGCCGAGACTGATCGGCGCGCTGCCGTCGAGCATCGAGGCGACCGTCAGCACATTACTGACGATCGAGCCGTTGAACTGCGCGCCACCGGACGGCAGCACGGCTAGCAGGAACGACCGAAGCGCCGCAAAGACTTCGGACTCGCTCGGGGAAACGGTAAACATCAGGTGGCCTGATCTTGCAGCGTCACGGCGCATTTTGCCCAGTCTGGCCACTGTTCCAAAACGACGGCGACTAACCACCGTCCCGCATTCGGACCTGTCTTGATCGTGATCAGATCCCCGCCTTTGCGGTTGATCCGCTTCACGCTGTCGATCGTGCCGTTCAGATAGATCGCGCGGCGGATGCCTTGGATGTTCAAGCCTTCGAGGTGCACCATGTCGTTGTATTGAAGCGCCTGGACCTGCGCCCGAAACAGAAGGTTGTCGTATTGCGGAACACGATTGCCGTCGGGTTTCGTGTCATAGCCGGCGCTCACGCGCACGGTCGCCTCGATGTTCGGATTGATCGCGCGCGTCGCGCCGTTGGCGATTCCGCGCAGGTTCATCCCTTCACCTCAGACCCAACCGAATTCTTCATGTGCCCGGTCCAATCGAGCGGCTTGGTCGAAACGCCGCCGTAGGATTCGCCATCTGCCACGCGCCGCGCTGCCTCGCCGACATCCTTGCCCGTGATCTCTTCGGGATGGTTGCCAAACATCTTGCGGAGCATCAGCGTGACCGGGCTGAGCGAGGGCTGGGTGGTGTCCTTGATGCTCTGTTGCAGCTGGCCCTTGATGCCATCGCCGAGGAGCGCGAGTGTTGTCCGGACGTCGTAATTGTTCTGCGGCAACAGATGACCGATCGCCGGCGCCCATTCGTCAGACTTCGCCGCGATCATGTTCCGGAAATATGGGCGCGGCGGAATCTTCTTCGTCCCGAATTCGTTCCACCAGGCGACCAGCGCCACGGGCGTACCGTCCGGATAAGAGGCTCCCTCTAGGAAGCCGACCCGGAGCTTGCCGGGCTTTGAGACCTTGCGCGAGATCTCGCGCAGCGCCGCCTCGAGCTTGTCGCCGCCTTTTAACGAGGCCATCGACTGAGGCCTCCGACGCCACCCCACCACGGCCCAGCGCCGACGACGGGCTTCTTGTTCGGCAGATAGTGCACGGATCGATACGCGATCGTAGCGGCCCAATACGAGCTGCCGTGCTTGGTCTGTTGATACCATTGGACGGAGCCCGGCGGATATTCGTTCTCCGTCTGCACCGAGACCGAGCCTTCGCTCGCGTTGTTGACACGGCCGACCAGCGGCGAAGCTGGCTCACCATCTGCCGAAGGCGCATTGAGCGCGGCGATGTGCGCCGTCAGCATGTTCAGGAGACGCAATTGCGTCTCGGCGTCGCGCACGGGCCCGGTCCCGTCATTGCGCAGGTAAAGCGTCGCTTCACCGAAATATTCCTGCGCAGTCGGTTGTGCGACCTGCGAAAATTCCGGATAGCGCGCGAGCCATCGTTCATAGTTGAACTGAACGATGACTCCCATGGGGTCGCTCCTTACGCGCTTTGTTTCGCGTCGGACTTTTCGATTTGCGCCGGGAAGCGTGGATCCACGGGCACGCTCTTGCCGTTGCGTATGGTACGGGCGGGGTTCAGTGGCTCGAGACCTGAAAGAACCTCCTTCTGTTCCTTCGCGCGATCACTGAGCATGGCGAGGTTGCCGTGCGCGAAGATGAGCCCTGACCTGACCGCCGCATGATCTTCGTTCTGGTGGAACCATGCTTCGAAGAATTCTTTGTCAACGTTCGCCGTGAGCGCATAACCGCCCACGATCGAATATTCAGGGGCCTGCCCGAACGGGACCGCAGGACCATTGATTTTGACGATATCGCCAACCTGCTCCGCTTTCTCGATGTCGCGGTATCCGGTCGGCGTCTGTTCGCGAGCGGGCACCATTTTGAAAACACGCAGCAAAAGACCGTTCGGGACCTTGCAGGCGACGGTGACCAGACTTTTCTTTGTTGCCATGATAAACTAACGCGGAGACGGCTCCCGCCGCTCCGCGTTTCCCATGTTAGATTGTGAAAAGGTGTGAAA